CTGCATGTGCGACCTCTTGACATATGAGACATTGTGCAGCATGACCGCCTGGGCCCACGGTCCGACAATCGGTGTGAGGGGGTCAGAAACTGCAAGGCTCATAGCCTTAAAGAAGCCTGCGGCCGCGATAGGCACATGTTTGCCAGTCGCGGTCAGGTGCAGCTTCGGTAGCTGCCGCAGGATGTCAATGCAGGACTCGGGTGATGTCCGCAGGTCGGGGTAGAGCCGGCCGAGGAAGGTCACCGTGTGGTCGAGGTTGGGATCAGTGAGTGACAGCGTGTCACACTTGGCGATGAGATGAAGACTCCTAGCAGACGCCTCGAAACTTTCTTTGTCAAGGTCGAAGTTCAGAGTGTCATCACCGCCACAAAACCCGATGCTCATGTAGGCAGACTGCGGGTCTTTCCCGAGTAGTCTGTGCGCACGGTACACCGTAAACCCGGAGCCAAGGCAATTACGCCCCGACGTGTCGGGTGACCCGGATATCAGGCCCCATAGCTCGTAAAGGATTCCCCACATGGTGCGGCCGTGAGCGCCCATAGGCAGCTCAGCAAGGCGCTCAGCGTCGGGGTCTCCAGGGAACAGGCGTTTCATTGCTCCCTTCACGAGATGGTAGAAGATGTAGGATTGCGTGCCATCAAAAGCCGTGAAGTCTGTCAAGAGGACCTCCTCAGCCTCGCTTGCGCGAGCATGGAGGTTCTCGGACAACTCCCGGGGCGATTGACCAAAAGCATACCAATGTGTTTGTTTTAGTGCCGTTGCCAGGGGCAGGGTGTAACGGGAATATTCTAGACGGTACCAGTCGGGGAGCGGACAAATGTTGCGAGGATTCGCATACTTGCCATAGGCCTCAACCTTCTGGAAGGACTTGACGTAAATCTCCTCGGGGGGCAACTGCTCCATCAACCTGGCGTTCGCTTCCATCTGCGCAGGTGTTCGGAAATGCTCCATGACGTCGTCGTAAGACCACGGCACGCTTTCGTCTGGAAAGACAAAATCGAGGAACTCCTCAGCGTGTTGCCACACATCATCGGGGTAGTCTGAAACCGGACTCCGGTTTCCGTATATTCTCGTCTCTACCGTGCGAATGTCAGAATTGATGCTACGGGCCGGATGCGGCGCTGGCGTAGTAACAAGCGGGGGAGAGAGCATGCGCATCGTCGGTTCTACTTCCTCATAGTGAGGGCCCACTGGCTCATAAGGGGTCGCGTACTGGCCCAACACGAAACGTGGTGGGCCGTAGCGTCCTCGCAGATGAGCGAGTACCACAGGCGCGGCGTCTGTGGCTTCCCGAAGCTTCACGCCTGCCTTGACTAGACCCTGGACCACCGCGGTGGGTTGGAGCGGGTTCTTAGTGAAC